AATCCTAAGCATGGACATACCAAGTCCTCACTCTGTTGAAAACTGGAGAATAGAAGAGGCCATAATTGGTGATGATGAAGACTGAGTACAAAATAGAGCATATGATCTTCACCCTGTTTGATGACCCGGTGGATGGTAGCTGGTTTGCACTAAGGCCAGACACAGAGAAGAAGCAGCTGTTTTCTGGGCCAATACATGCGGGCATGGGCGATCAGCTCAAAGCACTTAGCAAAGCAATAACAAAAATAGAACCAGCTGAAGAGCCCTGTCGTGAATGTGACGGAAGCGGCTGGATTGAGGACGAGAAGATGAAAAGAGTATCGGGTGAGTACCAGGCATATGAGCCCGTAGAACAGAGGTTGCATTGTGAAGAGTGCAACCCATTAGGAGTATGAACGATGCACACTAAAAAGCTCCCCCGCATTAACTACGAGATTAAGCCAGTGACACGCCAGCTACACTCTGAGAAAGAGCTGCGTATTCAAGAGACAGTACGCAATCTTAGGCACATGGATCAGGAAGATTTTGACCAGGTCATGGAGATTGCAAGCCGTATGACACATGCAATGCTCAGAAGGTGACGCCACGTAACTTACGGGATAATCCAGACTAGTACAGCCTAGTACAGAATAGAATATTGTGGATAACTTAGGGGATTGACTACGCTTTTGAGCTGTTCTTAAAATAGACGTAGTCTCACTGAATATAAGTTAAGCTTAACCAAAGAACTAAGTTTCACCAATAACTGTGAAGTTAACCAAAACCATATCAATGGTGGTTTTGGTAAACGTCACACTAAGAAGTTAAGCTTAACATATAAACACTGTTTTTTTTCTTTGCGAAAGGAAGCTTGTGGATAACTACCCATCAACATCAGAGCTCCAGGATCTGTTCCTCACAGCGGCAGAAACTGAACGAAAACTACCACCGGCTGTTCGCAAGCAAAAGATGTGCAGCTGGCCCGAGTATGTCCAAGAATGGAGCGCGTACGGTTATAGTGATTTCAAAGCACCACTTCCAAAAGCAACGCCAAAAGAAATATCAGAATATGATCACGCACTTCTTCTCGGCATAAAGCATATGGATGCAGATGATCGAAGGATGGTCTGGGCTGTATCCCAATCAGCTGCCTTTAGAGAACGTGGCCCGCAATGGCATAAGCTTGCGCGCCTTAGAGGATTAGCTGATGGCAGACAGGTCAAGCGAAGGTACACAGATGCTATCATCAGGCTGTACTACAAGTGCAAAGCAGCTGACGATGCTATCCTAGAAGCTTTGTTCTAAGCAAGGTAAACGACAGATACTGTCAAGGTGATAGATAAAGTTAGCAAGGTGCTTGCACCAATGCACGAAATGTAGTAGGGGTTATGGTAGAATAGCACAGATGTTGCGTTCTTATTTTTCCTCTCAAGCAAAACAACTCAAGACCAGCTGCATTCTATAAACTAAAATATACTACCTTACGCCGATAAACTCGCAGCTGGTCCTTTTTAAGCAGAGATCCCATGACAGTTAAGCTAATCAAAAAAAAGCCAAGGCTTTCCAAAAAGCTTATGGATGTTATCTGTGAAGGTCTAATGGAAGGCAGAAGCCTTAAAGGTATGTGCAGACAAAGCGATATGCCAAGCCATATGACAGTCTATAGACACATCAGAGAAGATGAGGATGCTTATCAGCAATACGATAGTGCCAGGCAGATACAGTGCGAGATCCTAAGAGAACAAATCATTGAGCTAGTGGAAGCACCACTGCCAGATGATCCTAAGCTCGCTATGGCTGAAGTACAGCGAAGAAGGCTAGAGGCCGATCAGAAGGATAAGTTCATCAGACAGCTCGCTCCGCTAGGGCTCAGAGGCAGAACAGAGGATGGTAAAGGCAATCAACCAGCAACCATTACTGTGAGCTGGCAAGGAGCTGATGAGGCTGTAGAGGTGGCAGGGTAAGCTGAGGGGTAATCAAGTCATCAGGGTAATCAGGGTGGCTTAGGGTAGGTAAGGGTATTGTTCTGTATACGACACATCCAAGGTTACCAATCTCGCGCACGAAACACCCAAGCTTTTTGTTTTTGTTTTGATCGATATCCAGAAAGCTGCAACTGGAATGCAACTGATTGATACTAAGCTACTGATAACAAACAAATGTGTACGGGGAGTAGACCCGATAACATATATTTAGAGGCAGCCAGGCACCCCCACCCCCCGATATTTTGCGCTGGCTCTAGTAGCTATAAGACACCTGACCAATAGGCCCACACATCCATGCAGATCACCATCCCTTATACGCCAAGGCTTTTGCAGATGAAGCTACATGCTTCTATGCAAGCGAAGCGTTGGGGTGTTGTTGTTTGCCACCGTAGGTTTGGCAAGACTGTTTGGGCGATTAATCATATATTGCGTGATGCGATGATGTCTAAGAAGTCTCATCCTCGGTATGCGATGATGGCCCCTACGTATCGCCAGGCTAAGTCGGTGTCTTGGGATTTGTTGAAGCAGTATGCTGGTGGGATACCTGGTGTTAGTTTTAACGAGACAGAGCTTAGGTGTGATTTGCCTAACAATGCCAGGATATCTCTTCTAGGCGCGGAGAATGGCCAGGCGTTGCGTGGATTGGAATTGCATGGGGTTGTGATGGATGAGTATGCATCTATGCCTGAGAGTGTGTTTCCTGAGGTTATACGGCCAGCTCTGAGTAATTCTAAGGGTTGGTGTTGTTTTATTGGAACGCCTCAGGGTCACAATGCTTTTTATGATTTATATGAGCAAGCGGTTGGCGATGATGATTGGCTGAGTGTTGTTCATAGGGCGAGTGAAACTGGTTTATTGGATGACGATGAATTGGTAGCTGCTCGCAAGATGATGAGCCATGATCAGTATGAGCAAGAGTTTGAGTGTTCATGGACTGCGAATGTACCCGGCAGCATTTATGGATCTGAGATAGAGGCGGCTGTTTCTGAGGGTAGGGTGTGTAGTGTGCCTTATGATCCGACGAAGAAGGTTGATACGTTTTTTGATTTAGGCGTGAATGATTCAACGTCTGTTTGGTTTGTTCAGCATGTGGGCAGATCTGTGCATGTGATAGATTATTATGAGAACAGGAATGAGGGTTTGCCTCATTATTGCCATGTTCTTAATTCTAAGGGTTATCTTTATGGAAGCCACTTTGCGCCGCATGACATAGAGGTCAGGGAGTTGGGCAGTGGTAAGAGTAGACGAGAGGTTGCTTGGGATTTGGGATTAAACTTTAGGGTTGTTCCTAAGTTGCCGATTGAGGACGGGATACATGCTGCAAAGATGCTGATCCCCAGGTGTTATTTTGATCGTGATGCTTGCAAGATTGGGCTTGAGGCTCTTCGCCAATATCACCGTGCATATAATGAGAGAACGCGCAGTTTTCGCAGTACGCCTGTTCACGATTGGTCGAGCCATGCAGCTGATTGTTTTAGGTACGTTGCTGTTGGGCTGCGTGAGGATCGTGCTGGTGGCCCCCCGTCACAGAGGGTTGCTGTGCGTGAATATGATCCGTTTGCGGCATAGAGGATAGAATATGGCAGAAGAAGCAAAGAAACGCCCTACGCTGATGACGTTTAACCCGGATGATATTGTTGGCCGTGGTACGTTTAAGAATTGGATTGGTAGAACTGATCAGGACAGTTATCTTGAGTTATCCGATGGTACGATAATTAGGTCTGACAAGGGTATAAAATTAAATACAGCGGAAGAAGTAGATCAAGTCAACGAAAGAGCTCAAGAATATATTGCTAAAAAGAACGAAGAGATCCAGAAGCAGATCGATGCTTATGACGCAGCTAATGAAACAAAAAAAGAAGACGATACAAGGCTTATTACAAAAGATCTTGATCTCAAGTCTGTTGACGATACAGAAGAAAGCATAGCAGCCACTGACGATGCAAATAAGAAATTTACTGACGCTGCTGTAGCAAACGAAAAATGCTTTTGGCGGCGATGACGTTACTGATGTCGTCCAAGATAACACAAGTTTTATAGATCCAGACTTACTAGCTGCGCAAGAAAAGATTGCAACTTTGCAAGCCGAGCTTGATGCTAAGTCTGTAACTGCGGAAAATGAATCTGGCGGTACAAGCTCAATTATAAATCAGCCGGGCGGNAATCANNCANCTAGCAACTCTGGCGATGCTTTAGGCGTGGTGAGCGCAGGCGCACAAAACCTTAACAGTGGAACAGCCAAGGGCGGTGTGATGGAAGCAGCAGCGGCTGGCCCAACATCTTCCGGGTCGTCTGAAGACAAAGCGATTGAGATGTATAAAAAGGGCCGTCGTTCTACAATTCTAACAACGGCAGGCGGTCTTCTTAACGATGATAAAGATGCAGAACAAGAAGGTACGCTTCGTCGTCGTCGTGGCCTAATCGCATGATCAAGAAGAAGCCAAGCAACAT